TCACTTATTGAAGTAATGTACAAGGAAGCATTTGAACCGCCAGTGGCAGCATTAAATACTACTTCCGCCCATCGATTTGCGGGGACAGTATAGAGGGCAGTTGTATTTCCACTCGACACTCCTCCGGTATACGTTTGTGATCGAAAAACTTGTATTCCTGTATAAAACGTACTCATAACTCTCCCTATCTAGGCCTATAATGTATAACTATTCCGCAAGTCTCAACATTATCCCCAACTTGCGCCTGTATTAAATCTAATCTTAATGCATCTCCGGCGTTGACATTGGCACTAGTCAAAACAGGAGCAACGATATTGGGAAAACTAGAACCAATATGCATAAACACCCAGCTTCCAGCAGCAGATAAAATTTTAGGGGTTGTCGAAAAGATAGTATTCCAAGTGGCACCATTATCAGTGCTGCGCTTAACATCTAATTCTGTCGTACCACTGGTGCCATTGGTGTGAATAAACATCCAAACATCGATAATTTCGGCATCATATTGGAAAAAAGTCATTCCATCGACCCCATAAAGAGGTGGATTAAGGGCACTGTTTCCGTATTTCCCATTTAAAAAGAATTGTTTTTCGGAATGTTGAACAGTATTGATAAAATTGATGCCCTGACCTATTTTCTGCATGGTATTTTCAGACAATGGTGCCCTGAATTGGGTTTCTTCAACTTGTATCATGCGCCTAATATTTGTAAGATCAGTCATATTAACCTCTAAAAGTATCTATATGCGCCCTGGGTATCTGCAAATCCAATAAATTCACAGCGCATCGTATTATCTGGCGTAAAACCTATATCGTTATTTAGTATAACATCGTTACCGGATATGCTGTCTACTCGAACCTCAACGGACATGGTTGAGTAGTCCTCGGTATGGATTAAGACTACAGCATTAAGGAAAAATTTAGAAATGTCGGCAACATTTACGGTAAACTGGGTGCCGGAGACTCCGGCCGTCACGGCCACACTGGGTGCCAGATGAGCGTAAAGTGATTTATAGCCCTTATTGACGGTCTTGTCGGTACTAGTTGAATAGTATGGTATAACTACGACGTAATCCAATCCTGGGGCGGTTGGTAGGGGTGGGTCAATAATTAACCAATTGCTATTGGTTGGGGACAAGGAAACAATTCTTGAATAATAATCATAAGTCCAATCATCATTATGAACCTGTATTTGTTGTCCAATATGGGCCGTCCATTTTGTAAACTCGTTCACCCCTTGCAATTTCAAAATAGACACTGTGCTTCCAGATTGAAGATAGGAACGTGGGGAAACGACGCCATAGCGATCCTGGGAAGTATCAAATATTCCGCTTAAAAGCTTTATTTTGGACGTACCTGTCTTAATATCTAATTGTCGATCTAGGACTTCAAACAGCATTTGGCCTATATCTCTAGTACCATCGGCCAGATTTGGCAGTTGAAGTTGACCATTATCCACCAACATAACGATATCGCCCGATTCTACCAATGACCCGGCGGTCATATTGACATCTAAAGTTATTTCAAAGGCAATATTAGAATATCTCGTAAGCAATGCTCTGGCCGTACGATAAGCAAGTTGATCCCCACCTAAAGTAGACCAAACTCCTTTGGCAGAAACAAGCAAGGATGATTCTTCCCCAAACAAATTTAGAGAATTTTGATCAAGATTGCGGATAATATTAGTATAAATATTTTTATCTGAGTTAACATCCCATTCATAGTCAATTTCGTTATAAAAACGGCGGGTATTTAATGCCCTGGAATAGGTCATGTTGGTCGGATTGACTATGTTTGAGGCATTGATTTCGATTAGTTTATCATCAATTAAGACAGGCGGTCTGGTATAGCCAATCGAGACTTTTCCATAACGTGTAAGCGAGTAACACCCAAGCGGGAGATATATCTGACTCTCGATAAATTCTTTTCCAGAAATTTTCTCCATTATGGTGAACTGCATGTCGTAGTAAGGGGCGGATAAAAACCTCTCTTTAAAAAGGATATGGGTATCAATGTCCACTTCGGAAGGGTTCATGCGCAAACCAGCGGCCACTGGCAGGACATCAAATTGTGATCTAATGGAAAAGGTGCCAGCAGTAGGAAATTCTGGAATGAGATTTTGGTTTAAATAAATAATTCTATTTAGTCGTCCAGAACTGTCCTCATCGAAACCAGTAACAGTATAAGTACCATCATTAAAGGCAGAACCAGTGATATAAATATAATCGCCAGTAACAATTCCCCACTGGACTTTAGAATCTTTATTAAAAGGTACTTTAATAACATTAGTCGAGGTATTATTGACATCTAGGGTATCTCCCAGTGCTTCTGGTTGAAGTCCGGTTATCCACGGCCCATTCCAGCCGGACAACATAATTTTAAGAGCGATAATAATACCATTTTCCGGCCCTATTTCAATGGCCCCATTGACGTCAGCATCAAGAGCATGAACATCAACAGTATTAGCAGTATAGCCTATAGGTGTCGGAGTTGACGATCTCGCCAGGGCGGTTATATAATTTGTGCCCTTAACATCATATTGAATCCATTCATCATCTATTTTAATCCACGTTTTTACGATAGAGCTATAATTTCCATCAGGACCTAGTATCCGTTGGTAAAAATCAGTGGCCGAGATAACCGGGATATTAGTTTGGGAATTGTTAATAGCTAACGATAGCTTAGTAGGCGCAATATTGAACAATTGTCTACGACGTTTTTGGTTGGCATCAGATAGTCCCAGGGTTAGCTTGGGGCCGTTAACATTAATAGACGTTATACGCCCACGAAATACTACAAAATAGTCATCCGGCCAGGAAGTCTCTACATAACCTATGTAGATTTTGACTTCCTTGCTCCCCATAATCTCATCGACCACTATCCCAGGACTAACCAGATTAGTGAGATAATTATCTTTATCGACAAAGACTAGACTAAACGTGGAGATGGATGCCCGACCTTGCTCGGGTTCAAGACGTTGAGAAATAGACAGCGACCCTTCTAATGTCAAGTATGGTCTGGCACCTTCTATGCGTCGAAGTCCACCATAATTTAAACCATCAATACCATAATAAATTCCATTATCACCATAACGTACACGAGTATATATTTCACCAAGAGTCATTAATTCTGGGACACCATCAATTTCAACCACTACTGCCATTTGTTTGGTGGTTTTGTCAGTAGAGTCGATAAATGCTACAGGATATTGCGAGAGGCCCATTAAATAAACGCTCCTAATGAAACATTTTTTCTAAATTCCAATTGTCCAGTAGTATAAAAATTAGGAAATTGGGGAAGCATCTCTCTAAGAACATAACCCATTCCATTCTGTCCACGACCTGCCCTGTCGAGAGTGACGTCGTAATTAATTGTAGTATTGGAAATCTCTGGGATAAAATCAAATGGTCTTTGTTGTATGGCCCAGCGTAAAAAATTCTTCCATTCAGTTATTCTCGAACTTGGTTCATACTTATATTCAACCTGTATAAACTCCATGATTTGAAAAACTATGGCCTCTTTTATTCCGCCAGCGGATATGCTTCTTGATCCTTGAATTTCTTGATTTAGATCAGTGCCAAGATAATTATAACCAATCATTTCCGGGACGAGAGCAACTCCAGAAGAAGAACTGCCAGTATAAGACTGAGAACCAGTATAATCAGCATAATTAAATCCTATTAAAGATGCCAATGACGCTCCGGCATTAGTACCAGTGCCAAATAACAAGGAAAAATAAGTAGATGAACAGGAGATAGTTATCCTATTTTCCAATCCACCGGAAACATTGCGGTTTATAGTGACGGCGTAAGACACTTGATCATCCGCCTCTACAAATGCCCTAACGATCTCTGTCGCTAGGGTGGTCAAAGAATAATATCCTAAATTTAATGTCGCAGTTTTTTCTATACCACCGGATGATAATTTATAATTTATATAACGATTGCCGCTATCTACAATCAACCCGTAGTTAATAAGTGATTTCGCTGATAGTGCCATTTATACCCTCACCTGTTTTAATCTCCGATATAAGGTTGATCGGTGAACACCTAACTCCCTGCTGCGCTCTACCATGGTTTTTCCATCAATCAATTTTTCATTCCTGCGCTTAAGGTCAACAATGTCATCAATACTCATACCTTGATGGTATCTCCATCTCATCCTTGGGTACGGTATATTTAGCTTTTTTGATAATTCAGAAAGAACATATTTTTCGCCACCATATTCTACGATTATATTGCTTCTTCTATTCAGACATTGTTCTTTATCAGTAGACCATTTGCAGTTTTTTGGAGAATATGGCCCACCATTGTTTATTCTATCCAATGAGTGGTTTTTAGTTGGAGATTTTCCCATATCCCTAAGAAAATTTTCAAATGACTTTTTCCATCTTTCGCAAACAAAAATCCCTCGGCCTCCGTATAATGGATAGCTAGACGATTTATTGTTGTAACATCTGGCCATCATTCCACACCAGGCCTTATACTCTTTTGTTTCTTTTTTTCTTCCAATACCATCTTCATATCTTCCATTGTCCATGCGTACTCCTTTCAAACATAGTACGCATCGAATTTTATTCCGTCAAACCCTGACGGACTGGTAACGGAAATCTGTGGCGTCCGTTTCTTGTCTAATTAAGTCCAACATTTTTTGTCTAGTCTGTTCAGTCTCAAAATAATTACCCATGATTTGGACAGTGACGGTTCTCTTGGGTGCAACCTCTAGGTTTGCATCTTTATTTAGATCAGAATTGGGGGCAGTATAACCACCGCCTACGCCTTCACCGCCAGCAACTCCCTTGGCAGAACCACCGGCCATAGCGCCCAGGAGGCCTGACAGGGCGACTAATCCCATACCAGCGGCAAGCTCTGGGCCGTTAATAGCGGGGAATGTTTTAAAGGCGTCTAACATCATAAACCGACCTTGGGCCTCAGCTACGTCGGCGATCATGCCGAACATAAACCCTTTAGCGGCCTCAGATGCGCTCTTAGTCCCTGCGCCCCATGCTTTAAGGGCAGATGTTGCATTATTTTGGAAGGCCCCAAAGGCCGCTTTAGAAGCATTTGCTACCCCGTTTAACCCCTTAACCTGAGAGGCAGCGGAATTTCTAACTGAGGCAGCAATAACATCAGAGGTATTTTTCCCACTCTCCATACAGCGCCGATCAGCATCTTCCTGGGCCCTAACCTTATCCTCTTGGAGCATTTTAAGATCATTATGAAGCTGCTGTTCTCTGGCAATTTTAAGGGCCTTCTTCTGATCATCATCTAAGTCTTTACGAGCATCAATGGCCTGAAGGTCTGCGTTTAATTGGGCCCTAGTCTCTTTCTTTTTATCACTAAAAACTCTATCTACCTCAGCGGAATTGGTAGCAAAATGTAACTCATCTTCATGACGCTTTTTAGCAAGTTGAAGCATATCATTTTCAAACTTTGCTTTATTGGCAAGCTCCTGGGTATTATCAAATCCACCCTTACCGGGTTCTCCTGCCCCGCCCTCGGTAGTTGGGCCGGCCTCAACTTTAACTTTACCCGCCGCCTGTAACTCTTCCTTCTTTTTTAAGATGGCCGCCTTGGCCTTTTCATATTCCTCATCAGATATTTTATAAAACCCACCCATTCCAAGGCTTATACCCTTATGGCGTTCCTCTAAATTTTTAAGTTGATTATCAATCTCTTGGAGTTTATAGGCGGCCTTTTCAGCGTCGCTCCCATATATTCCCTTTAACCAAACATTAAAGGCATGGGCCATTTCATAAACTTCTTTAGTTAAACCCCTTACCAATGGGCCTATGGTCTTATTAAAAAGAAGCAAAAATGCTTCCTTAACTTCGTCTAGGGTTACTTTTAATTTTTGCCAGGTGGTTATAAGATCATCGGAGTCAACTTGGACACCCTTAAAGGCAGTCTTTGAATTTTTAAGGACTTGTTCTAATATTGCTTGGCGCCGGCCCGTTTCCGATACTGCATTGGCGGCCTTGCCATGTGACTTGGCATAATCTTCCACGGCCTTTTCTGCATCCACCATTAAACCCATATGGGCAAGCGTCCTGGTTCTTCCGGTAGCAATGGCCTCGGCTATTGATGAAAAATTATCCTTTACTTCCCCACCCATTACTTTGGTCGCCTTAGCGGCAACCTCCATTATTTCTGGTAATCTCTTTGCCGACTCACCCATCATTACAATTGCCTTATTGGCAGTTTGTAATAACTCGTGATCGCCTACTAATCCATGGGCCGCTTTAACTAAACCTTCCTTTAATTCTTCTCCAACCAGACCGGCGTTTTTAGAAAGAATATCAAACTGTCTATTGACAAGTTCAATCTTTTCCGCCTCCATAGTCCAATCAAATGATATCTTAGCAGCTATGGCAGCGGCACCAATGGCCGCCATAACAACCCCAACACTCTTTAAGTTTGATATTATTGCTTTGAAGTGCTCTGGGTCGCCAAGCTCTCTTAATTTCTTAGCTACCCCATCAACTGATTTTAATGCATGGTCTGCGTTTAAAACTAGGTCAAGTGAAAGTTCATTGTCTGCCATTGGCCTCTCCCATAACCTGTTTCATCCATAACATAGCATCTTCGGTTGTTATTCCACGCTGCGATTCCTTGGCATGTGGCAACCGCTGGACAAACGCATTACGCATCTCTTGATAATATTTTACATCACCAAGGGAAACACTTTGAATATCTGTTAATTCGAGAAAGATTTTATTTAAGAACCTGTCCATCAGCTTTCTTCCTTCGACGAGCATTGAAAAAAACTGTCTGGCAGGAGTCTCTAGGGCCTGTTGTGGGAGGCACCTAAAGATGAAACAATATTCCGCCACCAGCTCCGGCGCACTAATCGTGACTCTTTCGGTTGTAGTAAGTTTTTTTTTACCTCTCCATCATCACCAAGAGGTGTTTGCCGCCCAGTGGCCGACTCTATAACGAGGGAAAGTAAACCCACAACCTGGTTCATGCTGCAATCCCGAACATCCTCTAGCGTGATGGACGGGCAAACGGAGGAGAATAGACGATGAAATTTGTCTATTAACTCCTCTACGGTTTTGCCCTCGTGCTTTGTGTTTTGCACCTCATCAAGTATATTGATGAACTTGAACAACTGTTCAGTTGTTAATGGATTGATAGTATGTTGATTCCCATGGAGCTTGAAAATGACCTTGCCGACCAAGATTTTATCCAGATCGGCAACGGCCAGAGTTTTATCAATGCCAGTCATTTTCTGCATCATACAAAGTTGGCAGCAACCGTATTGACTGTAAATTCGTCATTTAACACAAAGTCTGTAGCGCCATCGGCGACCGTAAAGGCCACTTTGGAACTAGCAAACGTTGCGCTACCAGAAACTCCAATTTCAAAATAACCAATGACACCAGACACGGAACCACTTACCAACCAATTCGATTTGTCAGCGGCAGGAACACCCACGCACTTGCAATGAATTGCTTCGGTTAGAGTGTAACCATCGAATACCGATACAGCAGTCATAAGACCAGTACCAGTTCCGACGAAAGTGGGGGCACCGGCGGAGGCATGAATTAGGCCGATAGCGGTATCACCGTACATAGCAAAGCGGGCAGGGGTCGTTCCCATGTCTAAGTAGACATTCCATACAACCTTTAGACCTTGTTGCTCAGTAGGTGAATAAACAACCTCAGAAACAGACTCTGCGGTCGCCTTGAAGAAGGTCATATCGCTTGATTTGTCAGCATCGGCCTTTGATAAAGGGTGCAGAACGAGAGGAAGGGCCAGAGCAATGTCTGACTCGCCGACTCGCGACTCGAAATAAACAGAGTAAGGACCTGTTCCAACTTTCTTGGCATTGGGAAAGGCCACTTTCCACTTGTCCTTATCGCTAATTTCGGATAGGACAGTTTCAATCTTGATATTCAAACCAGAAACTCGGCGGTCAACAACGGTGTTGCCGAGCTGATCGACTTTCATCTCTGCCTTTTCAAAATTGATAGCTACTTTAACA